TTTTTTTTATTTTTGATAATTGAGAATGTATTCATCATATTCCTCTTCTGTTGGCCTTTGATAATTATCATTCATCTTATTGATGATATCAACCCAAATTCCTTTATTACGTCTTTCAATACAAGTTTCAAATGAATCAGTCTTTATTTCAATATAAATTACCTTTGGCCTTGAATCAAGATTTACGTTGATAGCATAATCTCTTATCTCCAACCTTTTTTCTTTATTGATGTTGGTTTGATTGATTACAAAACTCTTTCTTTGCTTACAACAATCATTGATACGTTGATAGACTGTTTCAGTAACCTTATCTTCACCTTCTTTGTCTAAATAAAGTTTTCTACCTAAGATTTGACCATCTGTAAGTTCTTCTCTGATTGAATCTCTACAAATCACTTCAATATCTTTCAGATAAGTTGAGATGAATGTATCCTTCCCTGAACCAGGTAAACCTATCATCATGTACATATTGAATTGATTATCAATAGACTTGTTCATTGAGTTATTTGTTTCCATATCAAATATTGTTCCTTTATCTCTTAATTCCGGTGCAAATATACTAAGAAAATTTGAAAAGACCAACTACTTATCTATGATTTTTATCTAAAAAAAAATATTTAATATTATTTAACTATAAAATACTTGAAATATTGATAGTAAATTAGTATATTATATATATAAATAATAATATAATATATAATAAATTAAATAAATAATATAATATATATAATATAATATTTATTATGTTTATGATAATATACTACGTATATTATCTTATAAACATAATCTTAATATAAATATTATAAATATATAAACATACTACGTATGTAATATATAAATAATATATTATATAATATACTAAATAAAATATATTAAATAATAAAATAAAATAATATAGTACATTATATAAATTAAGTAAATATATAAATATTATAAATATATAAACATACTACGTATGTAATATATAAATAATATAATATATCAACTTAATATAATATATTGATATATAATAAATTAAATAAAATAGTATATAATAATTAATATATAATTTTAATATATTAATTATATAATTTATTTTATTATTTTAATAATCAAAGATAAGTAGTTCATCATTCAATTTTTTATGGGAAATAAGTTAAGTGTAATTGAAGAGGCATATCAAATTTTAAAAAATTATTCTGGTAATAATGGTTACATCATTCAAATTAAGAATGGTGTATTAGCTTATAAAAATATCAAATTAAATGAATTTCAAGCTAATTTCATTATTGAAAATAAAGATTTTAATCCAACATATATTGGTAAAATAGTAAAGGTATCTCAAGCATTTGGAGAAATGAAAAAAAGAGAGTATAATTTAGACTTTGTTCCAAAGGTAGTTGAGATAGGGTATTATATGGGTAAAACTAAAGATAATTATGTATTTTATCTTAGATATAGAAAATCTCAAGAAAAAGGTATATTGACAATTTGTTCTATTGATTCAATTCTTACAGACTTTTTGAGTAATGATTATCATGACCTTCAAATAGATTTTGATAAATATGATAAAATAGCTCATGAAAAAGATATAAATAGAACTATCAATGAATCTCAAAAAGAAGGTATTAAATTTTTACTTTCAAGAAAAAAATGTATATTAGCAGATGAACAAGGTTTTGGTAAAATGGAGCCTGTAGATTCTCTTATTCCAACTATTGAAGGATTTAAGAGAATGGGAGATATACATCAAGGAGATATTGTATTTAATAAGAATGGTAAACCTACTAAAGTACTTGAAACATATTATCATCAAAATAAACCCATTTACAAAGTAACTTTTAGTGATAAAACTACATGTGAATGTGGTATGGAACATTTATGGTATGTACATGATTCAAATGATAAAGAATTTGAATGGAAAACTATGTCTTTAAAAGATATTTTACTTTCAGGATTAAAGTTGGATGATGAAGTATCTTATAGGTATCAAATACCAGTATCTCAACCTGTAGACTATAATACTAATGACGATATCAAAAGAACTATGTCAGATTGTTATAGTGTAGGAGCTACAATAGCTAATAATATCTTGATGAGTTCAAAGACCAAATACAGTTCAAAGAATAAGATTGATATATCTAACTTTAAGAATTCAAGTATTAAGCAAAGAATTGAACTATTAAATGGTTTAATGGATATCAATGGAAAAGTTGATAAAGAAAATAATGTTGTAACATTCACATCTAAGGATTGGAAATTATCTTTATTGATTAAGGAATTAGTGTATTCTTTAGGCGGTATTGCTACAATAGTAGAAAATAAGAACTATGAATACGTAGTATCAATTATTATTCCTTTTAATCCATTTACAATTCAATGGAAAAGTAATCTTTATAAAGAGTATCATGATTCAAGTAAATTAAAGAAGTATATTGTAAATGTTGAATTTTCAAGAAATAGTGATGCTCAATGTATTTTAGTAGATTGTGATGACCATACATATCTTACAGGTAAAAACTATATTGTAACCCATAATACGCTTCAACTTACTGTAGCTGCTATAGAAGGTGGATTTGAATCTGTTATTATTATTTGCCCTGCAAGTATCAAGACTAATTGGAAGAATGAATTAAGTTATTATGTTTCTGAAAAGGATATTACTATCGTTGAATCTTATTTACAGAAATCAAAGCCTGAATTAGAGACTATGTTAGGATATGAAATAGGCACTTCAAACCTAAGTAGAGAGGAATTACTTAAAAAAGCTAAGATTCAAGGTAAATGGTCTGATAATAAATTTGTCATTGTCAATTATGATATTGTAGATGAATTTTATAGTATTAGTTCAAGAAAGAAAAAGATTGATGAAGAAGTATTGAGGAATAATCCTATGTTGAGATATATTAAGGATAAAAAGTCTTTAATTATTGTAGATGAAGCTCATAAGCTTTCAAAGAAAGATTCAATTAGATATAAGGTTATTCACAATTTAATTAAGAGAGGTAATCCTGATAGTGTTTATTTAGCTACAGGAACACCTGTTACAAATAATCCTGAAAATTTATTCTATATACTTCAACTCTTGAATCATCCTATTACAAAGGATTGGAGTGGATATATGAAGAAATATTGTAATGCTAAGAAGTTTGTTCACCCAAGCGATAAAGATAAGAGAGATAAGATTCAAGAAGTATTTTTAAGAGCAAGAAATAAGACAAGTTGGCATGAATTAACTGGTAAGGAGAAAGATGATTTAAGAGAGTGTATTGAAAGGAAATGTAAGATGATTACAGTACCTCAAGAAGCTATCAATCTTGATGAGCTAAAAGAACGTGTATCCACAATCTATTTGAGGCGTGTTAAAGAGGATTTAGCGGGCATTGTGAGGAAATATATTCATGAAGAATTTTATGAGCTTACAAGCGAAGAAAAAGGCGTCTATGACGATTTATGGAATCAGTATGAACAAGCTAAAAAGGAAGAGAATCCAGATAAGGATTTGAATAAGGATTTATTGGAAGGCGCAATCTATAGAAAGTATATTTCAAACATCATGGTTCCAAATACTGAGAAATTGGTTGATAAGTTAATAATTCAAGGAGAAAAGGTAGTTATTGCTTGTTGCTATGATGAGGAATTATATACTTTGAAAGAATATTACGGAGATTCTTGTGTTATCTATAATGGTAAGATGAATTCCAAGCAAAAGGATGCGGCTATTGCCTCTTTTTATAACGATAGTAACATTAAAGTATTCATAGGTAATATAATGGCTGCTGGAGTAGGAATAAACCTCGTAAACGCAAGATATATGGTTTTTAATAATATGTCTTATGTTTATGCAGATAATCAACAGATGGAAGATAGAATCTTTAGAATAACACAAAAGAGAGATTGTCATATTTATTATCAGATATTCAAGGATACTCAATATGAGCATATGTGGGAGACCGTATTGAAGAAGAAGACAATATCTGATGCTATAATTAAAAAAGAAAGTGAGAAGTAATTATGGATGAACAATATACATTGATTGATAATTATGATGATTCATTGAGTTTTGATAATACAGGAACTAATAGTGGCGAATTTGATGAAGAAAATGACTTCAAAGATGAAGATTTAGCATTAGGTTTTGTTAGATACGTAGGAAGAGAAACTGGTGGATATAATGTTTATGAATTTATTTTTACAATAGATATTGATACGTTCTTTGGGGATGGTTTTGAATATAAACCTGCTGGAATTAGCAATGGATTAGAGCCTTTCCCTAATTACATTCAAAAAGTAGTTAGAGTTAAGACAAGATTGCTTTTTGACTTAATTCAAGATTCAGGATGTTTTTCAATGCAAGATGCTATGGATGGTATTGTAAGCATTGCATGGGAAAATATTGATGATTATGACAAATATCCAGATGAAGGACGGTTGTATTTGAGATTTGGTGATAGTTATGAGGAAGTTGAGAGGAAATTGGCTGTAAAGCATATAATTCTTGAACTTTAATTTCATTTAAAAATGATTACATATATTAGTTATTTCGATGATAAACAAATTGAAGAATATAATTTAAAAGCTGATAATAATACCATATTGTTCAAGGCAAATGATGAATCCATATCAGGAGATTCAATCAATAGGTTAAATACTTTCTATTGTGAATTAACCACATTGTATTGGATTTGGAAGAATGATAAGTCTAATGATATGATTTGTCACAAACAATATAGGAGACCGTTTAATCCTTCTATATTACCTAAAAACAATGAAGTAGTAACATACGCTCCATTCGTAATGAATGAATCAATAGAAGAACAATTTACCTATACACATGGCAAGAAACGAAATAACGATATATGTAATATTTTAATCAAACTGTTTGGGCCTACATCTGCTGAAGTAAAGTATTGGAAGAAATGTAAAATACTATTAACAAATAATACTTTCATAATGAATCGTGATGATTTCAATATGATGTGTGAATTTGTTTTTAGTGTTTTATTTGAATTAGATAAAAAGTATAGATTAGACTTTAATGGTGATAGATATATTGAAAATTCAATGATATATACAGAAGATGATAGATACGATTACCAGCAGCATTTTATGGCTTATATTGGTGAAAGATTAACTTCAATGTATATTTATCTACATTTGTTTCCTAAATTTGAAAAGAGAACTGGAGATATTGGTTTTATGACACCTTATGGTAAATCATAATTGTTGAAATTTGAATATTTATAATTATAATATTTAGGTGAATAATGAAGAAAAAGAGATTGATATCAGAAACAATCAATATATATCCTGGGTCTATTTTAAAGAATGATGGAACGAAATTAAATGTTATATATTTGAGAGGTGATGATTTAGATGCTTATACACTATACAATCTATATAAAACTAATCAATTACAAAAATATGGAGTTACAAGTTTAAAAAGATTTGTAAATGGTAATTGGTATTATGCTTATGGATGGTGGGCACCTAAAGATAAGGAGAAGTTAGATATTTTATATCAAGAAAAAATTAAGCCTTGCCTTGATTTTATTGTTAATATAGAAGATACTGGAAATGGTGTTGGTAATGGAGATAGAAAAGACAAAGTTTTAGAGATATTAGATGAATTGATTGCCACATTTGACCCAGAAAACAATCCTATATTTGGTGGTGATGCATATATACAGGAGTTGAATGTAAAACTGAAAAAATTCAAGTTAGAACTTGCAACAGCTGTATCAGAACAAGAATTTAAGACAAAAATGACTAAAGTTCTTGATTTGAATAGAATTGAGGGCCATCAATTTTCTGTTAAAAATGCATTACTTCTTTATCTACAAGACCCAACAGCAAAGCTTGTAAAGTCTGTTAGCAATTGGTATCAATTAAATAGATGGGTTTCTGATAGGTCTCATCCCATTTACTTATATACACCAAATAGTAAAGGATTAACACCACAGCAACAAGTTGAGGTAGAGGAGACTTATCTGAAAAGTTTAGGCGTAAAAGACGTAAAAGAATTAACGCCAGGTCAAAAGGAAGAACTTAGAGTATTGCAAAGAGGTTATGCTTTAAGGGATGGAGTTAGCAAATGTTATGTATCGCCTTATTATGATATTAGATTTACTTCTCCTATTGATGGTAAAGAAGATTTAGCTGCTGTTTATGTTGATAAGCCTGAAAAGCCTAATTGGTATGATACATCAACTGAGACAAGTAAGGAGCTTGAATTATTTATAAAGGCTGCTATTCAGATGGCAGAAGATGCCAATTTAAAGATTAACTATAAGACATCGGCTGAGTTAGGAGGTGCAAGAGGTGAAGCAACAAGCTTAGGAACTATAAATCTTTTAAAAGACACTGGATATGTTAAGAATCTTGCAAGTACCATTTGTCATGAATATGCCCATCAAGTGATGCATCTTCATTTTGTAGAAAATCAAAAGGATGATTATATTACAAAAGTTTGGAAGAAGTATTGTAAAGGTACAGATAAGGGAAGGGGCTTTATTGAACAGCAAGCTGAGATTTGCGCTTGGATTACTTTAAAATTTTTTGGAATTGATGTTACTCAATCTGCTGTCACTTATGCTAAATGTTGGGGTATGATGACTCCAAAGGATTCATTTACAGTATTTGATTCTGTTGCAGCATTAGCAAATGAAATGGCAGAGAAAATCAAGCATAATATTTATATATTAAAAAAAGAAGAAGAAAATGAAATACAAGAAGATTAATGAGAATGGAGAACCTATGATTACTGGAGAGGATGTTGCAGAATTAGTAGGTTGTGGTGATTTATATCGCCAAGGTGAAGCTGAATTTGAAAAAAGAAAATCAGATGCGAGAAAGTGTACAGAAGCAATTCTACAATATGTTTAATCGTATCAATGAGGTTGAGAAGAAGAATCGCCCTGATATAATTGACTGATATATTATAATCAATTTTATTTTGAATCCAAATGGACTATGTGGTAATAGTTTATTTGGATTTTTGTTTTATAGATATTTATAAGGTAAGATAAATAAGCTATTCAATGTCAAACGTAGAGTTTAAGACAAATCAACAAAGACGAGTTCCAATTAAGAGGAATGGATTATTCTATGGCAGAGAAGAATTCAATTTTGATATGGAAATGGGGAAAGAATATGTGGAAGGAGACTTGGGACAGACCATAGTTCTTTATAGAGTTGATTTATCAAAGACCAATCAAGATGAATTATATGGTGAAACAAGAGCTGATAGTATTGTTTATATGCCTCCTGTTGAATTACCGTGTATGTATGAGATTGAAGAGCCAGAATTGAAAGCTTATGATAAGACGAAAAACCTTGGAACTTATCAAAAAATGGGTAAATTGAAGTTTTCCGTGTATATATCTACGCTTATTGATAATGATGTTGACATTAAAATAGGTGACTATGTAGGTGTACAGGTTAATGAGAGAGAAATGACCTATTTTATGGTAGAGAATGACGGTAGAAACAATTATAATAATGCAAATATGCTCTTTGGAACGGTTGCAGTTGTTAGAAATTGTGTGGCATCACCTGTTGAAAAGAGTGTATTTAATGGTTAATATCAAAAATAAGAGAAAATGCAGTCACCAAAACATATAAATAAGCCATTTTATTTCAGAAATAAGTCAGATGGTGGTGTTAGAAGAGCAAATTACACAAAAATCACTTGTGTAAAACAGCCTCATTTTCCAAAAACAGTTCAATATGAGGATATTGATAAGGCTGTTTATGATTTTGTTGATAAAGAGCTTGAAATAACTTATAATGAGTTCAGATTTCCAACATTTAAGCTGTTTTCAAATCAAAGAATAGCTGAATATAAGCAGGAATGGAAAAAGATTGATGAAAAAGGTAATCTTGAAATCAATTTTAAGACGTTAACAAGAGAGATGAATCCTCAAAAGGGAGAATTATATGGAAATAGTTATAATATCCCCGGTGATAGATTCTATCCAGTATTTCAAGTTCCTGTATTGGAGGAAAATGGTGATGAAGTGATGGAAATATACTCAATGAGGCAACCTTATTGCGTTAATTTGATATATTCTTTCACCATTTATACTGTTTCTATCAATTGTATCAATAGAATGAATGAAATGGTACAGAAAGCATTTAGCGCATTGCAACATTATGTATTTCCTAATGGTTTTGCTATGCCTATGATGCTTAATTCAGTGAGTGATGAGAGTGAAACATTGATTGATGATAGAAAATATTATAGTCAAACCTTTCAATTCAAGGTATTGGCCTTTATTATTAGAGATGAAGACTATCAAGTAACAAAAATGCGTTCAAGGCATAGAAATATACTCTATGTAGGAACTAAAAACTCTGATAGAAGGCATCAAAAGAAAGAAAAGTACAATATAGACCAATTATCTGAGTCAGAGAACAAATTACAAGTTGAAATCATAGGAAATACTTGTTCTGGAGATACAAAACTAAAAATTGAACAACAAGAAGTTGATTATGATTCAATTTATAATGATGGAGATTATTCAGATGTTGATATTGACGATGTATTAGGTGTTCAATCATGTTGGCAAGGAACTGAGGATGAAATATATGTAAATAAGAAGGTTATTATCAATGCTTCATTCGAAGGATGCAAGCATTATGTAGAATTTGAAATGGATTCGATTATTCAATTAGAATCTATTGATATTACAAATGTGAAGCATTATGATATTTATATAAATGGAGATAAGGTTGAATTAAATGGTTCAGATATTATATTTTATGAATGTGATACTGTAAAGATTGAATGTGAGCCAAAGAATGAGAAAGAAAAGGCTTTTGTTAGGCTTATTTGCTTTGATACAACGACAATTATTGATACTGAAACAGATGATAATCAAATAGATGAAAAGAACATATAATTACTGATTGATATATATTAAACTATGAGAGGATGATATCATAATTTTTAATGAATTATGGTATCATTTTTGTATTTTTGAAGTTTATTTGATATTTATATTTAAAGGCTTATAAATATAGCCTTATTGAATTTAAGATTTAAATAATTTATATAATAATTTATAACAATGGCAGAAATTAATCGCGTACATGTGTCTCCTGGTATTTATACTTCGGAAACAGTGGATATGAAAACTGCTTCATCAAGTTTGGGTGTAACTAAGTTAGCCCTTATTGGTGAAACGCTTAAAGGCGCGGCTTTTCAGGCTACTTGGGTATCAAGTCCTTCTGAATATAGAAGCACTTTCGGTGGAACTAGTACAAAGAAGTTCAAGGGTTCTAACTATCCTCAGTATGAATTGCCCTATATTGCGCAGGAGTATTTGAAAGAGTCAACTCAACTTTGTGTGGTTAGAACATTGGGTTTCAGTGGTTATAACGCTGGACCTGCATGGTTAATCACTGGTACAGATTCAACTGGAGCTAAGAAATACGTTATTGCTGTTCTTCGTGCAAGAGGTAGCTATGGTTATCGTGCTGAATATGCAAGCACTACGGATGGTGAATGTAGCTGTCAGTCAGCTTACGATTCAATGACTTTCAATGTTGGCGAATTGAAGACTGTTATTGATTGCTCTGCTCCTAAGTCTTATAATATGAGCGCTGTTTCTATTTCTGAATATTATTCAATCAATTCAGACGGTACACAGTGTACATCATATTCTCTCTCAAAGGGTGAAACCAATGGTTTTAGTGCATCTTATGGAGACCTTGGTAGATTTACTATTAACTGCATTGTTGGTACATCAGATGATGGTGATGTTCCTGTTGCTGGTGCTGATAATGTGGAAAGCATTCCTGTATCTTTGAATAAGGCTGATAAGGATTATATCTTGAAGGTTCTTGGCACATCAAATGATGATGGCGATATGCCTCTTTACGTTGAATCTCTCTATGATGTAGCATGGGAAGACCTTGTTCTTAATGAAGGTTTTGATAGAATTTCAGATAAGCTTACGGCTTATAACGTTGGCTATGTTGCTGATTATTGTGGCTTGGATGCTGTAACTGGTATTCTTACAAAGAATCAGGTTGAGTTGAAGAAGAAGGATATTGGTAAGAGATATCTTTACGCTTCAAATTTAACTGATGGTAGTCCTGAAAGCATTGAATATTATGTTTTCGATTATAAGACGAATACAGTTAAGAAGGATAGTGATTCTAAGTTTATTACTAAGACTTGTAAGGATGGTTACATTTATACTGTAGCAAAGGTTACTGATTCAACTGGTTCTTCTAAGTATGTTTATAAGGCTTATGATGAGGTAGATTTAAACAATGCTACAGGATTGACTGAGAGTGAACTTAGAAGCTTTAGAGATAGGGTTATTACCTCTGTAGAGGCAAATAGATTATCAAAGAAGTCTTCTATTGTTTATAATTATGAAGATGGTTTGTATTATAAGAATAGTGGAATCCCTGCTGATGAGTTAGATTCCTCAAAGACTGGTAGCAATGGTACATTTAATTTTACAGGAAAGTCTGGTAATGTCTATGTAAGAAATTCAGAGTATTATGTTCTTGAAAACTATAGTACTTCAGAAGAGATTAAGAAGAATCTTGATGGTACATGGACTGTTTCAGCTTCAACTACTTATTGCTTGCATGATGCAAGTAAGAGTGATGCTATTGTATCTGGCGCAAGTGTTATCTTGTTAAGCAATGATGAAAATGGTACCACAAAGTACAATGATGAAGTTGTTCCTGTGACTTGTGATTTGAGTAATTATAAGTCAGCATATAGATATTCATCAACTCCTTGGGTTGTTTCCAACGCTAAGGGTGACGCAAGTCATATAAAGTTGAATAAGATGTTTAGATTCCATACCATTTCTGATGGTGCATCTTCAATTGAAGAGGTTAAGGTTTCTATTGAGAATATTCGCCCTGATACTGGCCAGTTTGATGTTGTAGTACGCTCTTATGATGATACTGATTCATCTCCTGTTGTATTGGAATCTTTCTCTAAGTGTACAATGGAGAAGGGCACTAAGTTCATTGGTTATGTAATTGGTACATTGGATGGTTTATATGAATCTAAGTCTAAGTATATTACTGTTGAGGTTGCTGAAGGTAGTGCGGCTAAGAATTCTGTTCCTGCTGGTTTCTTAGGTTATCCTATTCCTGTTTACAATGGTGCTACTATTGCAGGTGATGCACATAGTAATGTATTTATGGCTCCCATTAAGTATAATACGACTTATAATGAGAGTGTAAATAAGAAGAAGCAATACTTTGGTATTTCTGATAGAGTTGGATATGATTATGATTATTTCTCGTTCAAGGGAAATATGGCAACTCTTGAAGACCCGGAATTTTTGTCACATGGATTCCACTTGGATTGTAGATTGGATGAGACAATTTATAGTGGTGATGAAATTCCTACCATTACTGTTGATGGTGTATCTGGATTTATTTTCGATACTATAAGTGTTAATGCAAGAACGAGCAACTTAACCAATACTCCTATTATTGCAAGTGAGGATGATATGTCAGGTAGTATCTTTGAAGATGTTAAGCTTCGTAAGTTCACTATGACATTTGCACAGGGCTTCGATGGTTGGGATGTTTATCGTGATAAGAGAACTAATACGGATGAATATTCTTATGCTAATTATAAGGGTTATGTAGATAAGTCTAATGGTATAGGTTACGCATTTGATACATTCTCAACTTCAAATGATGCATCTACATACAATATTGAAGGTGGTGCTTTGACTTCTGATTATTATAGTACTTTAGCTGCTATTTCATTATTGAAGAATCCTGAAGAGGTTGATATTAACTTGCTTGCTTTGCCAGGTATTGATACAATCAACAATACTTCACTCATGAATGAGGTATTTGATATTCTTGAAGATAGAGCTGATACTTTTGCCATTGTAACTACGCCTGATAAGGAAAGCGGTGCTGGTGATTTTGCAGATGAAATTTCTGACGCAGATGATGTTGTATCTGACCTTACCGATACAGAGCTTCATTCAAGCTATGCCGCTACTTATTATCCTTGGTGTAAGTATGAAGACGATGGTGAATATATTTGGTTGCCTCCGACAAGAGATATTGTAAGAAATATTGCTGAATCTGACAATAGAAATACTACTACGAATTTGGCTCCTGCTGGTATTTCAAGAGGTAAGATTAGTTCTGCTATTAGAGCAAGAAAGAACTTGAAGCTTGCTGAATCTGATACGTTGTATGAGGCAAATATCAATCCTATTAGAACATTTGCTCAGGAAGGTATTGTGGCATTTGGCCAGAAGACTTTAAGAGAGGAAGATGATTTGTTGAATAGAATTGACGTAAGACGTTGCGTTCTTAGACTTAGAAAGCTCATTGCTATTGGTACATTGAGCCTTGTATTTGAGCCTAATGACGCAGGTACAATTAAGAATTTCAAGTCAATTGTTAATGGTATTCTTGACCAGTTTGTTACCAACAGAGCCATTGAGAAATATAAGCTTGTTGTTGATGAATCTGAGGAAGCTAAGGATAGACATGAAATAAATGCAACATTGTATATCAAGCCTATTGGTGCTGTTGAATATATCAACATTGGCTTCGTAGTTACCAACAATGGTGCTTACTTTGACGATTAATTTTCTGTAAATTAGTTATATTGAGAAAGATTTGAGGTTGGAATATACTTCAAATCTTTTTTGTTTTGATATTTATATTTAAATGATTATATTTTATATATGAAAGATTATAATAAGTATATAAAGAAATGGCAAGATTCAACCATTAAGATGAATGAGGCAATTCAGAAGGATAACTTTGAGTTGGCTGATAAACTCTTAAAGGAATCAATCAATGCTTATTCAAGATATAAAGAATGCTGTGAATACCCTTCTTCAAACAGAGAGAAAACTTTTGGTGAGTTGAATTATATGTTTGAATCTGAACTTCCGAGATTGTATAAGGAAGATAGAAAAGCATTAAAGGAATGTACCAATTTTGTGTTAGCTGATAATAATTTGCGTTCTCAGTTTAATTTCTTGGATTCACTTAGAAATTATAATTGTGAGGGAGATTCAGCAAGATATGTAACAGAATCGGTTAAATTAGCCAGTGAGAAAATCAATAGAAAGTCACTTAAAGAATCAATTAAGAAATATGCTGATTTATTGTCAAAGCATGAGATTGGTGGATATACTCTTGATGAAGATACTGTAAAGTTCTATAAGGATTGTGAGAGAGTATTATGTGAACAAAAGAATCTTTCAAATTTAACAAATTATACGAATTCAATTAACTCCATTGCTTCTTATATTGAGAATCATAAGGCTCCTGTTATTGAGAGCAAGGATAAGGTGAAAACCATGTCTGAGGAATTAAATAAGAAGATTGCAAATCTTTCTGAAGAGGAACAATCACTTGTTAAAGATATTATTGATTTCAAGGCTCCAATGGTTGAGGCAAAGAGAGAGAAGTTATTCAATTCATTAAAGAATGAGTGCTTAAATACGATTAGCAAGCTGAAGAATGAATCCTCTAATAAAGATGAGATTGATGGTTTAAATACTATTAAGGAACAGATTGAAAGTAGAATCTATTGTAAGGAAACAATTGTTCAAGATGTCGCAAAACTTTTAGAAATTAGAGACATATTAAATGATAAGTGATATGGCACATGGTGTAATGAGATTGAATGAGGCTCAATTTAAGCAAGTTATTCGTGAAAGTGCTCAGAGAGTTGTTAATCAAATTCTTGAAAGTTTTGACGATGATTTTGAGTGGCAATTGAGAGATGGAAAAGATAATTTGAAAGATTTATCAGACATCTTAAATGATTCATATCCAGGTAAGAACTATTCTTGCAGAATTAATGATGATGGTGATGTAGAAGCCATTGATGGTGAAGGAAATCCTTATTATGGAAGTATTGAGCAATAAAAAATTTTAATATTTTTTGATTTATCTATTGTATTTCTCTTAAAAAACATTATATTTTAAATAAGAATTAAGATATAATGAATAAGAAAAGAAGTACAGTATATTCATCTAATGATTTAAATATATCAGACAATGTTATTGTTAAGGTTAAGACAATGAATGTGAATAATCCAACGGTAATTGAGGTTGTACTTTCATTTATTGCAATACCTAATGATAAAAGATTTCCAAGCGAATATATACGTTCAATTAACGAGATAAAGAAAACCTATTTCAAGGCTTGCTATGAATATAATCATTCTCGTGGAGAAATTTATAGAAGTGATTATATTATTGATTTCAATTTTACATCTGCAAATTTGAAAAAAGACTATAATAAGAGCGTTAGCATGTCTTTATATTTAAGGCAAAAAAGCCATTTACAAATTAACGAATTAGAATCTGATATCGTGGAGACTTTTCGTTCTTTGGTTGACAAAATGATAGATAAGTGTAATTGTGAGAATTTTAAGTGTAGTAAAGTCAAACTAAAGAAGAATAGTCAAGAGAATGAGAGTCGTAATTGATTCTCATTTTTTTATTTTATAGTAATTATATTATTTAATATTCAAAAATCATCTTTTGCTATATTTATATTATATAATAATTTATAGAGATATAATGAAGAAGAAGCTAAACACTTTAAGTGAGGCCATCAATAATTTCAATTTAGCAAAAAATATATTGAGAGAAGATTATGGTGTTGGGCCTCGTGAAGAATATGAGGATGAAGAAGGTGGATACCCTGAGCAAGGCCCTGATTTAGCTCATTATAGAGGTGGTAATGACCATATGCAGCAACAGCAAGGTCAAAATCAGCAACAATGTGGTGATGAAGAAAACACTGATATGAATTTATCAAAGAGTGATGAGCGAATTGCTCAAATTAGAGAGATTGCTCTTGATGGATTACAGGATTATGCACAAGATGTAGATTGTGAAGCATATCAATTTTATAAGAAAATTTGGTTGATGTGTGATAAGGCAGTTTCTGAAAAAGATAGTGCATCTGGTGCTGGTGGTGTATAAAAAATTACATTACAACTATTTATTAAGTGAATATAATTACTAGTAAAATATATAAAAATGGCAGATTTGCTTTTAAATGCACCAATTCAATATGAACCGCAAAAGCAAAATAGATTCATATTTAGATTTCCCTCTGATTTGGGAATTCAGGAATGGTGGGTTTCAACTGGAGCAAGACCCAAAATTCAAATAGAGACTACTCCTATACCATTCTTGAATACAAAGACTTATGTTGCTGCTAAGTACGAATGGCAAGCAATTCCGATTACTCTCAAAGACCCTATTGGCCCTTCAGCTTCTCAGGCAGTTATGGAATGGGTGCGTCTTATTGCGGAATCTGTAACTGGACGTATGGGCTATGCGGCTGGTTATATGAGAGATGTTGAGCTTGATATGCTTGACCCTACGGGAGCTGTGATTAGCAAGTGGATTTTGAAGAATTGTTTCTTAGCTGATAATGTGGATTTTGGTCAGTTGTCATATGATTCTACGAATATGGCTGAAATTACACTTTCGCTTCGTCCACAATATTGCATATTGGCATATTGATTTATCAACAATAAAAATTTATTCCTTTTTTATTATTTTCTTGTGCTGTGCCCTTTGTGAAAAGTGTACAGCATTTTTTATATTGGCTTGAATTATTTGATAAAAACGTTATATTTTAAATAACGTGATAGTTATATGAAACAGGTAACGAGAGATAGAATAAAACCTATTGACAATGGGTCTAAAAAGCAAGTAAAGAAAAAGAAACAAACGGATGATTTAAGACTTCCTAAGTTTCAAAAGAAAACAAGAGCAAAGAGAACACATCCTGCTTTCGGTACTTCTAAGTTAGAACAAGATTTTGCAACAGATTTCTTAGATAAATTAGGAGTGAGATATACTTGGCAATTTGAGGCAAAGGAAATAAAGAGGTTTTTCGATTATTATTTACCTGATTCAAATCTTATTATTGAAATAAATGGTTCATATTGGCATGGTGATTCAAGAATATATGAGCAAACAGAGTTAAATAGAACACAGAAAAGGAATATTAAGGTTGATGAATATAAAAAAGAATGGGCATTATTGCATGGGATTCCAATCATGTATATATGGGAAAAAGATATTAGAGAGAACCCAAAGAAAGTAATGCAAGATTTAAAAGAGAGATTATTTATCGAAGATAAAAAAGTTGAGATAAAGAAAGAGAAAAATAAGAGGCATAAAAATAATTTAAATAATCTATGAATTTCAATATATATTTACCTTATTCATCATATGAACAAAGTAATGTGGATTTAAGTAATTATTATAAGAATCCACAAGACTATATGAATGCATTGCAACATGAAGACGATATGTATTCGATGGCAATCAATTCAGCAATGGCTGGTGGGATGATGAATCACAATAATGCTTATTATAATGGTGGAAATTATTCAAATAATCAGCAACATAATGTTGATAATGGAAATATAGCTTATGGAAAAGCTGTGTGCACATTATATTCTCCAAATGGGGCGATGCCTGAAACTGTTGATAGTATGATTGATAAATTTGCCGCTCAGAAAGAATTCCTTGTGATGGTAAATTTATTGGAATCTCAAATGGATACAGAATTTTATGAGGAATTTAAGCAATGGCAGGTTGAAACAAAGAATATATTGGATTTGGGAAAAACAAAAGGAGTGGATTTTGTTGAACAATTTATTCCAAGACGTACTATGAGGATTAGTTTTCTTAATAAATCCAATAAAGAGGTTAGATTTACGTTTGAGGATACTGAAATTGAAGAGAGAGTTTCAAAAACGAGATATATATTATATGTAAAAAGAATGCAAATATTAAAATAACATGGCAAATAATATAAAATTGAGTGAAGATGACCAGAAAAAGCTTTTAATGTTGAAAGCTTCTTTTGAAATGCATCTCAATACAAAAGAAGAATGTGTTTTAAGAGGGAAAAAAGAGAATGTTGATAGAATCAACATTATGTTAAAAGATATATACAATCAAATGTATCAAATTTCTCCTTCTTTTGCTGAAAAATGTTCTGAAAAAGCAAAAAAACAGCAGAATCAAATGTCCCATGAAGATTTGATAGTGAATTTTGATGATAATTCAAATGTTTTTGATTCATTGAATAAGTTGGATGATGAAAAAGTAGTTGAAAATAAGGTAGAAAATAAAGATTTGTCATCTGTTAACGTAGATGATGATAATATTGACTTATATACGTTGTCAGATAACATTCAAGAGGAACAAATTGTGAAAACAATTCCTGAAGAGTATAAAACAGCTGAAAAAGAGGTACAAGCAGAGGAATCAATCTATAATGATGTTGATATTTCAGCTCAATATGATTTAATTCCACTTCCAAGTAAGGGAGAATGTTATAAAAATAAGACAACAAGAATCCCAGTTGGATATTTGACAGCTGCTGATGAAAACTTGATTACATCTCCGAATCTTTATGAGTCTGGCTCAATTATGAATGTATTATTGAAGAGAAAGATTCTTAATAAGAGTGTAAATGTAGATGAATTGATATCAGGTGATGTTGATGCTATTACAGTATTCCTTAGAGGAACAAGTTATGGTAATGATTTCCCGATTATCGCTAATGACCCAAAGACAGGACAGAAGATTGAAGCAAATATAGACCTTTCAAAGCTTAAATATAAGTCTTTTTCATTGAAGGGTGATGAGAATGGATATTTTGACTTTACTTTACCTAAAACAAAGAGAAAGTTGAAGTTTAAGTTTTTAACCAAGAAAGAGGAAAGATTGCTTCAAAAGCTTAATAAGAACGAAAATATGGGCATTGCTGCGTTTGACCTTAATGATGCAATTGCAAAGATAAAAACGGCATTACAGAACGATAAATCACTTACAGATGCAGAGAAGAACATTATTATTGATGCAAATAGTAAGCTTGAAAAGTGGTCAAAGAATTTGAATGAAGGAAAGAATGTTACGCCTTATTCAAAGACGATTACAAATACTATGGAGATGCAGATTGTTAGTATTGACGGTAATACGGAAAGACAGTTTATCCATGATACTGTAATGAATATGCCTGCAAGTGATTCATTGGCGTTTAGAAGATATGTATTTGATAATCAGCCAGGAGTTGATTTTGAAGTTGAAGTAGAACGTCCTGAGTCAATGGGAGGTGGCTCATTCAAATGCTTTCTTGAATGGGATGATGCTATTTTCTGGCATATCGCCTAACTTTAATCAATTATTGAGAGAAGAATTATTCGGATGTTTCAAATATATTCATATTCCTTATTCTGAACTAATGAAAATGCCTACGAGGGATAGAAAATTCTATATTCAAAAGCATAATGAGGTTACTGCTGCTGAAAATAAGAAGAGTGGTAATACGATGGAAATTAGTGGAGAAGCAATGAATAATGTAAGTGATGGAACTTTAAATAGAGGATTCTAAATAAGAATATCCTACTTGTAATTAAATACAGGTAGGATATTTCCTTTTTATTTGACTATTGTCTTGGGATATATAAATATAATATTTTAATCCATGGGAAGTTCGCCTATTGTTCCGTATTCAATATACGCTCCAATTACAATAGTAAGGATAATCAATACAATTATGACTCCAGTTGCTATAACGAATGGGTCTTTGAGGAATCCATCAGCAAGGTGTTCATACTCATCAAGTGACATTCCCATGTAATCATCTGTTCCAGGGATTCTTTTATAGTATTTCATAATTCTTTAATTTTATGGTTATTTCTTCTTTTGTTTTGCAAATGTAAAACCTTATATTTTATAATGCAAGTATTTCGTAGTTAAAAATACTAAAATCAATATTTATTGTAATAAAAGGCTCATCATAAATGGCAAAAACAAGAGAAGAAGCGATTGAAGAATTGCTTAAATTCAATAACGACAAATACGACAAAGATACTGATACGCTTGATAAAATCAAAAATATTCTTGAAAGAATACGAGAAGGTAAAGAAAAGCATTCATCAGAGTATGTAGGCAATTTATTGAATCAAAAAACAAACATTGAGGAGTCAATTTCTCTTCAGAATGACCGTATTACTCGATTTTTGGATGAGATGTCTGCTAAATATAATGCAGATGATTTAGATACCAATATGCTTCAAGACCTCTTGAAATATAGAGAAGCTTATTCTACACTTGCCAATAAAATTGATGAACTTAATGCAATTCTTGCTGAAAGACAAGCAGACCCTAATGCAAATCCCGCTGAAATAGCGAGAATTAAGAAAGCCATTGATGAGAATGAAACAAGACAGATTGATGAACGTGTAAAACTTCAAGTTAAATATGGTGTTCATAGTATTGCAGATTTAGAAGCTGAAGCTTTTGAAAGTAATCCAGATGCTGTTAAGGAGGTTTATGAATATTATAAGAAGATTAAAGAGCTTCAAACTGAATTAACACGAAAGGAACTTAGAGAGCTGAAAGAAGCTGAGAGAAGATTTCAAGAAGCCGAAAAGAAAGCACAAGAGAAAAGAAATACCATATTAAATGCTATTAAGGCTGGGGTTAATGGTATTATTACTCAAGTAAAGAGTGGTGGTGATTTATGGATGAAATATAATGCTCAAGCTATTGCCGATGCAAAGAGGCTTGGAATGACTTCTAAAGAGTCAGCAAGAGCATATATGGATACCATGATGGAGAGTTCAAAAGAGCTATCCAGAAATTTTGCATTGACGGCTGAACAAGCTATGAAAATGCAAGAAACCTTCACAAAGGTAACAGGTAGGTCTGTAGTTCTTACGTTGAATCAAATGGAAGATATTACCGCAGCATCTAAGTTGATGGGTGATGAGGTTGTATCAAGCACCATTGAGGCAATGGATAATATGGGCGCATCATCTCAAACGGCTGCTGAATTGCTTGATAAGAATTATGCAAGAGCTGTAAATAATGGACTTGACGTTGTTAAGACAAGTGAGGCTTTTGCTAAGAATCTTTCTCTTGCAAATAAATTAACATTCAAGAATGGTGTTGACGGTATCTCTAAGATGACTATTCTTTCTCAAAAGCTGAGAATGAATCTTCAGGAAGTTGCTAATGTTGCTGAAAAATTTAGTACAATAGAAGGTGCTATTGAAGGCTCAGCACAATTACAAATGCTTGGCGGCGCTGGTGCTATGTATGGTGGAAATCCAATGCAAATGCTTTATGAATCATTATCTGACCCTGAAGCATTGTTTAAGAGAATGACTGATGTATTTGCAGAACAAGCAAGATTTGATAGAAGAACTGGAGAATCTGTTATTGCTCCTTTGCAACAGGCAATTATTAAAGAACAGGCAAAAGCATTGGGTATGAGTTCTGATGAAGCCATTCAATCAGCAAAACAACAAGCAAGAGTTAGAGATATTGAAGCAAGTGTTCCGTGGTTGTTAAATCAATATGGAAGAAATTCCGAAGAGATGTCAACCATTGCAAATAAAGCACAATATAATAAAGAAAAACAAGCTTGGGAGGTTAGTTATTTTACTAAGGAAGGGGAGAAAAAAACCGTTGGCGTTAATTCAGAGGATTTAACTCCTGACGTGATGGCTGATATTATGAAAGATAGTATTGAGCCAGTTGAAGATATTAGATTAAGAGTTAGAGAGATTGCATCCAATTTGATTGGAACAAAAGAAAGAAAAGATTCCATGGTAGACCAATGGAAGACAGGAATTTCACAGTTGATAAATGGTGTCATGTGGAAATTTGATAGTCTTCTTACATGGTTAAATAAGTCCGGATTGTGGAAATGGATTGTTGGTGGTGGAGTTGGTACAGCCGCAGGATTGCTTGGTTATGGCGCTTATAAGGGTGTTGGCTCATTTATGCATTATACTTTTGCAAAATGGGAAAGAAATTATATTAAGGATGGTAAAATGCCATTTAGAAATGGAAATGGTACAACTCCTGTTCCAGCTACTCCTAATAATGGCCATTCTCCAACGCCTAATAACCCAAATCCGACACCAACGCAGCCTGGAAATCCTAATAATCCAACTCCGACGCCAAACAATGCACCAAGAGCAAAAGGAAAGTGGTGGAAAAATGCTATAAATAAAAGAAATATGGCAAGCGTTGCTGGAAAAACTTTAACAACAGCTGCTATGGTATATGAAGTATATAGTCTTGGAAAAGAATTGGAGGCAACAAATAAAAATTATGATGATAGAATAAAAGAAGCTAAAACATATGCTACAACTCGTGAAAGAGCTGAAAAAATAAGACAGGCAGCGAAAGATAGAAATGAAGACGCAGGAAAATCAGTTGGTAGCACTATCGGTGGGATTGGAGGTGCTTTAGCTGGAGCTGCAATCGGAACGGCAATAGGTGGTCCAGTAGGAACTGTTGTTGGTTTTGCTGCTGGTGCGTTATTAGGTGTAGCTGGTGATAAAATTGGTGGTAATGTTGGCAAGTCATTAGGTGGAATAATGGGAGGTGGAAGCAATGATGAAGCAGTTGTAACTTATCTTGAAAGTATAGATGATAATGTTAATACAATTGTTCGTGGCCGTGGACTTGCTCAGAATAATATTAACCCAACATTCGATGTTGAATATGATGCTGTTCAAGATGGAAATTTTGTTCATAATTATGTAAATCCAACACCATCTAATGATTCTTATCAACCAAGAAATGTTTCAGGGAATCTTGCATTGAATGTTGGAGGAACAATCAATTTAAATCTTGGTGGAAATAATGTAAGCCAAGTTACAGCACAAGAAATATCAAAGATGATTGCTTCAAATCAACAATTAAGAAATGAAATTGTTACTTTGGTTACAAAGACGCAATTGAGTAATGTAAATGCTGGTAGAAACGAAGGTGAAACCGCAAGAGCAATGAGGGGTACACCTGTTGGAATTGTATAATAATAGTAATTACAAAATAAGATATGTCAAAGTTTTCAGATATAGTAAAAGAATTAGGATATGAACTTGATGATTATTGGAATTCATCATGGTCAAAATTTTGGAACCAAGCATTAGCAGAAATGTCTGGTTTAAGTAATTACTATGTATTAGGAGAAAAGAAAGCAGGTATTCTTAACAACGACCTTGAATATATTAAGAATTCAAATAATATAGTTAAGGGGACTGATAAGACAATTACAGATAAAGCCAGTTTTACTTATTATACAAATTATGGCATTGAGACTTCATTAAACAATACTAAGCCATTACTTGCTGACCCATCGAATGATAAAAGAAGTGATATAAATGACATTGAATTTGAAAGTGGTGTATCTACATTTATTAATGATTCAAAGAATACTAGTAATGGGCAATATAATGAATACGAAAGTAGTAAGTCGGGCGAAAGTAGCGGTAATGAAGATGGTTTATCTGATAATCATATTATAGAAAATATATATGGCGGAAGAACATTAGTTGAAAGAACTAATAATTGGTTTGCTAAAAGCAAGGATGATTATATTACAAATAGATTTCAAACAATTATATCAAGATTTCATACTGGTGAAAATATTGAAGAATTAAAAGATTCAATTGGAAATTCTGTAATAAGTAACAAATATGGGATGTCTCGTGGTAGAAATCTACTAAAAGAAGAAAAAGATAGTTCTTATGGCTATGAGAATCCTTATTGTCGTGTATGGACTTGGCACCATCAATATAATAAATTAAATGATTTAATCAGGCCATTCACAGATGATGATGGTAATTTCGTTACGCAAGATAAATTGGAGGGTGCATATAAATGGCATAATTTTAGAACTAAGGCAACAGAAAGTGCTGGTTTTGGTACTGGTGGAGATAGACTTGCTGAGTATGGGTCAATGTATGATAATGGTGGAAAAACAAATGGATTTGTTAATATAACACCATCATGGGTTGAAGGAAACTATGATGACTCAAATAATGTTTCCTTAAAGCATTGTATGTTCTCCATTGAAAATCTTGCCTGGCAAGGTATATTTAAGAATTATAATGATAGTCTTGAGGAATTTGGCTTATCAAGGGAGCAGAAAGGCCCTCTTGGTGGTAGAATTATGTGGTTTCCACCTTATGATTTGCAATTCAACGAAGGAACATCTGCAAATTGGGAAGAAAATGTATTCATTGGAAGAGGTGAGCCAATTTATACATATTCTAATTCAAAAAGAAATGGTCATTTGAGCTTTAAACTTCTTATTGACCATCCTGCAATTCTTGATTATTGGGAAAGAAGGGATGAAATTGGTAATCCTGCTGCAAGTGGTGTTGATGATATTGATAGCAAAGAACAAGAAATGCTAAGATTTTTTGCTGGTTGCTCAATATTAAAAGCAGGAGATATAGTTGATAATATTCATGTTCCAACAAATGATAGTAATGATTCTGAAGATTCAGATGAAAATGATACTGAAGTAAATGATGGAAGTAAGTCATTTACTTTCTATGTGTTCTACCCTAATAATTACTCTGGTAAAGATGATAGAGATGCAAGTAAACCTGTTTATGCGATAGATTATCTTATAAATGGTGTTGGCGCTCAATATCGTTATGATTTTGATGATGACGACGACAATTTTGAATTTGGCGTCAACACAAAACAGAATTACATTTTTAATAAAAATACTATTGTTGGTGGATATGAAATGCGTGGCAATGGTATTAGTATAGAAAAAAAGATATTAGAAGAAGATTTAACAACATATGTTACTATTGGAAATGATACAATATATTTATGTAAACAAAAAGACGAATCTACTGGTGAAAATAAGTGGGCATATAGAGTTGATGGATATACTTCACCACAAAAGTTAGATAAAACTAATTATGCAGATATTAAAAGTTTTAAATTAAATTCAATTGGTTATGTAGATGCAAAAACTAAATTAGGAACAACTGGAACTGTTTATAGTTTAGCTGATGTTTATGTTGCTGTAAATGATGATGCCAAAAATATATTGAATGGCTTATATAGTGATGATAATGTTTCGGTAATTAAAAATATTATTAATGGTAATTGTGGTGAAATAACAAGTATTATTTGTGATGGTATGGCGTCATTGCAAGGTAAAAATATAAGTGAAAATGTCAATAATGAAAGAAACGAAAAATTAGCTAAGGATAGAGCAGAAACTATCAAAGAATGGATTAAATCAACATGGAAACTTGAAGACAATGATATAATAGAGACAGGAATATATACTGTTGATAGTGGCTCGGTTTCGACAAATAGAGATGATGTTAATGATGAATATACAAAGATGAGCCGTCATGCAAAGGTAACTGTTAAGTATGGTGGTTCTGTCAGTGAAGATTCAAACGCAGCAAATATTATTGTATCTACAGATGGTAGTGTAGCTAATAAATCAAGTGTTATTAGTAATTCTGTGGAGAATTCAAACACAGATAATAGTGAAGAGGAAATTATTAATAATACATTTACTAAACCTGATTTAGGTGCTGTTAGATATGATAATGAGGCAATTTTCTTTAATAGATTAACTAAAGAAGACCCATTTATGACTAAGTTGCTTAGTGATAGAATTAAGTATTTTAATCCTGTATTTCATTCAATGAGTCCTGAAGGATTTAATGCAAGATTAACATTCTTGAATCAGTGTATGCATCAAGGTCCAACATATAGTGGTAGTGATACAAATAATACTAATGCAAATAACTTAGCCTTTGGTAAAGCTCCAGTTTGTGTGTTAAGAATTGGTGATTTCTATAATACAAAGATAATCATCAATAATCTTCAGATAAATTATGACCCATTGACATGGGACATGAATCAAGAAGGAATTGGTGTAATGCCTATGATTGCAACAGTTTCTCTTGACTTTAACTTCATTGGTGGAAGTGACCTTGGTGGCCCAATTCAAAGACTTCAAAATGCTATATCGTTTAATTATTATGCTAATACAAGTGTATATGATAATAGGTCTGAAGAGATTGAATATAATGGATTAGGGAATGTTAAAGCATTTAAGGCTAATACATCAACAGGTAATATAATATATGATAATAATTAATCAGAATAATGGCAACGGTTTACAATAGATATAATTCATTTATTGGTGATGATGGTTCTATACAAATAGTGCCATTTATCTCCATACCTAAAAGAAGTACAGATAAATACACTTATTGGGAATTAGGTAAATCAAGAATGGATTTATTATCATATAAGTATTATGGCGATGCAAGTTATGGGTGGCTTATATTGCAAGCAAATCCTGAATTACCAAGTATTGAGTTTTTGATAGATAATGATGAGAAGATAAGAATACCTTATCCATTGGAAAGTGTGATAACTCAATACGAGAATGATATTAAGGTTTATAAGGAAATAAATGGTGAAAATTGATGGCAAATATTATACAGAACAATCAGGTTATATACGTTGAGCCAAACGCAATGGATGATATTACCACATACAAAGATTCTGTATCTGGTAGGAGTGTACGTAAGTCTGTAAGTAGTGAAGATTTATGTATTAGTGTTGAATTGGAAGTAGAAGTAAAAGGTAGAACATCTTATGGAACGGATGATGGTAATTCAGCGATTAAATTGACTTGGCAAAGCACAACAACAGGTCAATCAGTTAATTTCATGTCTGGTAGTAAAATTCATTTTGATAATGGTAATGGTGGATGGATAAATTCATTGACTACAAACTATACTGAAAATACAACAATCAATGATATTGCCAATAAGGGAACTGCTGAAATGTTTGGAATTAAATCAATTGATATTTCCTATAATAATTTCATGGTTCCACAAGTAACTATTCAATTTACTGATGTAAGAGGAACATCTTTATTTGCACAAGAAGAATTAAGACATAATCTTGTAAGTAATGGAGTTCAATATTCAGCAAATAATGATATTGAAGGCTCTTTCTTTAAAGCGTTTTTTATATTTCCTCATCCAAAGTTTACATTAAAGGTTAAAGGTTTCTATGGCGAGCCTGTTTCTTATGAATTATGTTGTAATGATGTAAGAAGTGCTTTTGATGCAAATTCTGGAAGTTATAATGTAACAGCAAATTTTATTGGATTTGCTTTTTCATTCTTAGGTGATATTACAACCAATGTATTGTTGAGTGCTCCTTATAGTTCATATATTGGAAAGGCATATTGGGATGAAAAGATAAATAATGAATTTAAGGTTAAAGATGAGAATGGGCAATATGTATCTATGGAAAGACTTGGGGAAATTTGTAAGAAATACAAGAGTATTCAAGAATCTGTTGATAAGCAATTGTCCGAGAATAGTTTTCCTGATTTGTTAAGGAGAGAAGGGTATGATGAGAGAACAATAAAGCAAGCTGAAAGTATTGATTTAAGCGAAATCATAAATCAATATAATACTTGTATCAATACATTAAAACAAGCAATACAACAAAATCCCGATAAAGAACTTGGAGAAGGCGATTGTGTTATTTCAGCAGGAACAAGTAGAGCGATTTTCAGAAATTCATCTGTTGAAGATTTTGAAAAGGATGGAAAGGTGGCTCAATCTTTTAATAGACTTAAACTTTTATTGTCTGATTTAGCGAAAAATAATGAGAAAAATACCCATGTAAACACATTGGTTAATTGGTATAATAGTCAATCAGGAAACGTGGAATTGAAAATTTATCATGACTGTGATTATGCATTTGATAATGATTATATTCCAAATAGAACAAGTGCTTTTACGGATTCAGATTTAAGTAATGCTGTTCAGGAAAAAGGAAGAAGTTATCTTAATGATAAACAGACATATTTTGATGCTTGGGAATCTGGGCTTAATTCAAAATTGTATATATACAATGACTGTGGGCTATCTACAATTATAGGTTCAATTGATACTAATTCTTATGCTGATAATGATGTGGATAGTACGAAGACTGAATTGGTTAATAAATTAACAAATGAAGAATTTCGTAAAGTGTTTAGTTTCTTACCAACAGTTGAGAATATCACAAAAATCATTATGGCACATTTGGAGACATATATTTATATGATTTCTCATTGTGCTAATAGTATAATTCAATCAGGTGCAGCAAGAAATGTAGATGCTTTGGGTGTATCATTAGATGATTTTAGCGATGTAAATAGTAAACAAATTGCACCATTCCCAGGTTTTACAAGAGTTGTAGATGAGAATGGTGTAAAGAGAAGAGAAAATGCGTGGATTGGGAATACGTCACATCCAGAAAAGTTTGAAGAGATAAATTTAGTAAATGGGTTACTTGAAGGTATAGAAGGCGTATCAAGTGATATGCAATACGCTGCTATTAGTACAAGTAACGAATCGCCATTTAAATGGGAAAGAAGCTCAGCATTAAAACCTACATCATTTTTGGATTTATTTGTCTCATCAACAAGTGGTGGT